AGAAGAAGAGGAATCGGATGATGACGATGAGGAAGATGATGATGATGATGATGATTCCGAAGAGGAAGAAGAAGAGGAAGAACTGACCGGTGAAGAACTTGCCGAAATGGACTTCGAAGAACTTGAGGATGTCTGCGACGACAAAGACCTTGAAACTGACCCAGACGATTATGATGAAGACGACGTCGAAAAACTCCGTAAAGCAATTGCCAAAGAACTCGGTCTCAAATTGCCGGCAAAGAAAGAAACCAAAGGTAAAGGCAAGAAAGGGAAAAAGTAATCTGGTAACTGTATTCAAGATTTAAAAGAAGGTAGGGAAATTTCCCTACCTTTACTATCAACTATTAATAAACGTAGAAGTTTACTTATAATAACCATTAACTTATAAAACATTAAAAATTATGGCAACAAAGAAATCAGACTCCAAGAAGAAAGGGGATAAGGAAAAAGACCCCGAAAAAGAAGCTAAACGTAAAGCTCGTCAAGAGGCACTCAAGAATCGGCCGGCTGAACAACGCCCTAACAGCAAGCAAATCGACGTTATTGCCATTAACGACAAATCCAAGGTAATGAACTTTGGTTATGCCGTTAAGAACAAGGAAGGCTATCAGGGTGTAGTGGTTACTTCTGTATTGGTTACGGATGGCAAACCGGTATCAACTTCAGTTTCATTCGTTCCGGGAACTCTTACCGTTAAGTCTAAGAAAGGACATGGCGTTATTTGTTCTCCGAAAAACAAAAAGGCTAAGGAAGAAGAAGAGGAAGAATCAGAAGATTAAACTCCTCTAACTTACTAACTACTATCCCATATGTCTGCTATATAAATTTAGAGTTTAAGTTCATATGAATAACATCTACACCTAGGACGTTGTTCAGCCAAAAGCTCATTGCCTGTGAAGGTAGTGGGCTTTAATTTTTTATACCCATGGAAGAAGAGAAATTAGCAATTCGAAAGAACATTCGAATACTTGCATTGGATAATCTAATAAATACTTATACTGATGCACTAGAAGATAAAGAATTAAACCTGGGACCAGATGAAAGGGAACTTGCCATCAATATAATAAATGAGGCAAGAGAAATGCTATCAGAAGAAACTCAGGAAGTATCTAACCAAGTAATGCAAAGACCCAAATGGAAAAAGACTTAAGATTATTAGTGGGAAACATTAATCAAACTCTCAGAGAATTAGATTATGTTTCGTACCTTAAAAAGGTAGCTCTTAGTAAGGGTAAGAAAGGCGAATACCAATCCCATAGGTTGAAGAGTAATTATCTGAAAAGAAAACTCATATCTCTTAAAGGAGCACTGAATAAAAAACTTCATGGGACTTATATTGTTGCCCAATTTAATTTTATAAGGGGGGAACAGAAAGAAACTTTTGAACAAACTTTTACGGATTTATCTCAGAAAGAGGTAGAAGATATACTTCAACTCGAGGCAGTTTTAAAACAATGCAGTTTAGAAATCCTAGAAATTAAAGAAATCCCAACCCAAATTAGGAAGGTATAACTATGGTATTATGTAAATAGGAAATTCAATTATTCACCTAATATAAATGAAAATGGCTAAGAAAGACGAAAAGAAGAGTAAATCGGAATCCAAGACTCCGGAACTCACAAAGGCTAAGAAAGCTTTGGATGCTTACCTTAAAGAGAACAAGTTGGACCCTACTAAGGATTGGACCAAAGACAAGAAACATGGTAAAAAGGTTACCGAACTTGTAAACAAGCTCAATAAGGAAAGAGACAAAGTTGCTGCTGCCTATCCTGAAGCTGACCAAGAGAACAACAAGAAATTGGTAAAACTCCAGGAAAAAGAGAAGAAGGAAAAAGCTGAGAAGAAGGCTGCCAAAGAGAAAAAGGAAAAGAAAGGAAATGGCGGTAGAACAGCTACCAAATACGATTATCCTCTCATCGACGGCAGAGAAATGACTTCGGCTGAGAAGAAAAAATACCGTATGGAGCAAAGAAAACTTGCTTCAGGTAAGGCTCCTAAGGAGGAAAAGGAAACTAAGAAAAAGAAGGAAGAAAAGGTAAAAGAGAAACCGGCTTCCGATAAGAAAGATAAGAAGGCCAAAGACAAGAAGAAAAAGAAGGCCGCTAAAGAAGAAGATTAATAAGAGCACTTTTTACTTTTACTTATCATATTTTTGAGTATTCGTTAATAATGGTAGAAGGCCTGGCAATATAAAAATTGTTCAGGCCTTTTATTTTCTAATTAAGTCGAAAATGGAACAAGAAGTATATAAACCAAAACTTAGAATCACTACACTATCAGAGAATGGTACCCCATTATCCGATAGGTTGGTAGATGCCTATACCGAGATGAATTCAGGTCCAAAGGTACAGCATAACGGTCCCATAAGAGTAGAAGTAACTCTTACTAATAAACAAGATATTGATAACTTCAAAGAATACTTAGATAGGTTATCTGGTACATTGCCTGCTAAGGCACCTAATGTGGGCAGAGGAAGACCTGCAGGGTCTACAACTAAGGAATTGGAATCACCAAGGGAGGACATTCTTGCAGATGTAGAGAAAATGATTGAAGAGGGTAAAAGCCAACAAGATATCATTAAATATCTTAGGGGATTGGGATTTGTATTTATCCTTACTGAAGATTTTCTATTTCACTTTCCTGGATTTGAGTTCAATAAAAAAGATGTTGGAGAAGCAACAGACAATAAGCAATATCCCAATTCATTCTCTTGGATGGCAAGATGTATCAAACGGGCTAAGGACCCAAAAGCAGATAAATTTGACCCAATGGTAATCTTTGGTTTTAGCATCCTTGGGGGACCCTCGAAAAAGATTATCCCCTATCTTTATAAAGAAAGGAAGAAACCATTAAGGGCCCAAGTTGGTAAGAACGCAATCTCATTCTCTCAAGCAGAATTTACTAAACTTCCCAAGTATATGAGGGAAGATGAACGTATTAAGTTCTCTACAGAGCAAAGACAATTACTTCTCAATCCAGAAAAGAAGCCTTCTAAATTCTTTATGCGATGGGTAGATGATGCTATCTTCCCCGACTCAATCAAGGAAAAGATAGAGGAAATCAAGAACCGCTAACACTTACCTCCGTATTTATTAAAAGAGTATTTTATATAAAATAATTTTAGTATATTTGCATAAAGAAAATTTAATTATGGACAAGGAAACAAAAGACATCGTAAAGCTCATTGCTGGTATTCAGATTGAATCACTCAACTCAATCAAAGAGGACGTTAAAAATGGAAATGATATTGCCCAAGACTTAATCAAAAAACTCCTTCAGATTGAGGATGATGAAATAATTCGAGCACTAGATGAGCACATTGAATTATACGTAGAAATGGAGAATACCCCTCAACTGATAAATATGCTAAGTGAATACCAAATGCTGGTATGCTCTCACATATTGTTCAGAATGGAAGATGAATGGGTACATACTAATTCTCAGGGAGTACTTGGTACCTGGGCAATCTTCCAAAGGGCAAATCTCAAATTCCACCCAGAACTAACACTTTTAAAATTTTAATATAGACATGGAAAAGAACGAATACTTAGAATCAGTAGAAATGAACACCGGAGTCGAAATGATTCCTTGCGAATCCTCTAATATTGAGGGCTTTGGTTATGACTCAAAGAAAAAACAACTTTGGGTTGCTTTTAAAGGTAATCGAGTTTATCGCTATGATGATGTACCTTATGAAATCTGCAACGGTTTACATCAAGCAGAATCAAAAGGTAAATACCTTGCAAAGAACATTAAAAATAAATTCGAAACTACAGGTTATGAACTCAGAAACTAAATTCATATTGGGCCTGGTAACCTTGGGGGCAGTGATTTACTTTATTGGTGAGAATAGAACTCATCCAGTAGAAGTGAGCACTGCTCCTTCTCGTTTTGAAAGTCCAATAACCAAGTTAATCTCTCTTCAAGATAGCATGGGCATTAAACCAAAAGAAGAGAAGAAGCAATGGTATAAATATAGGGTAGAAATAGAAACGATTCCAGAAAATCAAATCTATAAGATTGAGAAATCTGGATACCAGCAATATGAAGTTTCTAGATTGGGTGAAACTTATTCTTATGTAACCTACGAATTTACCTCAGACAAGGTAATGACTACTCAAGAAGCCTATGACTTCGTAAAGAAATATCCTGAAAGATGTACAAGGGTACCCAATACATCACAAGATAACATTTACGATAAATATAACGAGGATTATGAAGATTACATAAATGATCCAGAGGATGAAATTAACTATCCTCCAGAAATCTTCGACTTCTTAGCCGATTAACCCGAGCAAATAGAAAATAATTCAAATAAAATTTTTCTATTTAAAATAAAGTTCTTATATTTGTATCAGAAAAAGAAATTAATCATTTTACTAACATTTTAAATATAGACGTTATGAAAAAGAATGAAACAAAGGTTACTAACCTGGTTGCAACTAAGGTTGCCGAACAACTTGAAGGAATTAAAAATTCTAAGACTACTAAGGCTTCTGCTCCTAAGGCCAAAAAGACTAAAAAGGAATTGGTACAAGATGCTCAAGAAGCTGCCACTAATTTTGCCAATGCTAAATTGGTAGAACTCTCTCCTAAAACCCAAACTTCCAAAAAGGAACAGGTTGTCAAGGAAGTTAAGGAACAACAAAAACCATCCATCATCGAACAGGTAATTTCTAATCGGGAAGTTAAATACGTATACCCGGCCGATGTAGTTGATACTCTTGCTCGGAAGAAATGGAGACAACAAACTCGAAACGAACTCCACCGATTGGAACTTGCAATGGCTCGTATCAAGGACCAGAACTCCAAGGAATTCAAGGCTGCTGCTAAAGCATACGAGGACTTTAGAAAGAAGGTCCTCAAACCAGAACAAGTTGCATAAACCTTTATTAACCAGGTGCCCGGGATAATTACCTGGGCATCTCAATTCATACAAAATGGATTACACTATCTTCTCTGATAAAGAGATGCTTAAGCAGGACAAAGAATTGGTAGAATTACATAAACGATGTTGTAAGTCCTATCTAATCCAACATTCACTTAAGCACTCTAAAATTAAGAAGTTCTTTATCGTTTACGATTGGTATATAAATACTGATAACGTAAGGAATTTCTTTTTCAGGCCTATAAACCTTTTCATTCAGGCATTGCTTTTAGGGCAACTTGATGAAATATCCGATTACATTAATCCTAACAAAAATGGAAAACGAAAAAAGAAACGAACCAGAAAAGTATAACGTACTTTATTGCAAAGGCAAATATCAGTATAAATCTAAATATCCCCAAATAGAAACTAAACACAAAGTTATCTATGCAGGGCCAGTAGAACCAATGGCACCCATCTGGGATAATGTATCAGATATATTAAGGAAATCTGATAGAATTTGTACTGAATCTAGAAGAGAATTAAAGAAGTTAGAGGAACGTTCACAGAATAACTCCTACTTCAAGAAAAATGGTATTACTCACATAATCGTATACAAATGTTTAGAGAAATAGTTAAAGACCTATATATAGGCAAATCTAAGTTAACCCTAGAATGTAACCAAAAGGAAATACCCCAAACTACTCTGGTTCAGGACGTATTACAGAATACTGGATTTACGGGTAATATGCCCGACTACGGTACCTATGGTAATTTCAAGGATGGTAAATTTGAGATTACTCCAATGATGCCTAAGCATTGCTTATTTATTACTGGGGTACCCAAAGGGGCAATCCTTGATAATTTCCGAGTTAGAAGAACATATTGGTCCTCTTATTATGAGGATGATGTAAGAGGGTACTTATTTCAGATTACAGATGAAAGTATACCTCGTTTAATAATCACAAACTAAATCTATATGGAAGCAATCGATTACGTAAAATTATTTAAACTCGACCAAGAGAATTATGACTTTAAAAGGGAAGAGTTTATATCCGAATTAGGTAAAGAATTTCTAGATTATTGCCAAACTACCACAATTGGGATAGATAAAAAGACTGGCAATATATACTACTACCGATTTAGGGAAATAGTTAAGAATTTCGAAACTAAATTCTGGGCAATCTCAGAACTTAAAATAGGAGAACCATTAACCCAGAAATTATGGAATGCCTTTTTCGCTACTCAGGTAGTTCCTTTAAGGCAAAGGTTATTCCCAAAGGTTCAGAAATTAATCGAAGAGCAAAAGGGGATAACCAATAACCGTAGTAAACAAGACAAAAAACCTACGAACCATAAAAAGGCAAACTATGGCAAGGGAAATCACAGACCTGCATGGGAATAAATTTAAGGTAGGAGATTATAAACTTTGCCTTAATATTCCCATCACTGGGAAAGGTAATTTAGTATTCACCAGGGACCTAATCTCTGGTGAACCTTTTAATTTATCAGTAAGTAAGAAAAAATATAAGGGATATTTCTATAACCTATCTTTGAATCTGTATGTAAGATACGATTTAGAGTATGTGGGATATGATGAAAGTTCGGACATAAGAAAATCTCATTTGTATGTTAGAAAAAAGAAATAAAATCGTAAGGTTCCCAAGACCTATGGGAGTTACGGCAATGGCTTTAGAATATCAGAAGAACCCAAATGATACACTTCTGGTAAATATACACAACTACCTTATCAATCAATGGTTAATGGGCAATGGTGTATTATGTGGTATTACGTATGATATTAATACCTTTTCATATCGTATGGGTATAGATATCAATTACATACGTATCTTTATGAGAGATAGGCTATTAAGCTCAAGAATCTGGGACAAAGAAAAATCAGAAGATTTACTGCAAGCATTAATGGGAGAACAACTTGCTTGGGTACTAGAAGACCGTATGGAGATAGCCCATCAGGTAAACGTATTGAGAGAATCCCAGGGAGGTAAATATATGCCATTTATATCTGCAGAGCTGGGTAAGGCTTTGAAGTTAAAGTTGGAATCCTCTACATCTCTTCAATCTATCGTACGTAATATTACTGGAGGAAGTACTACCAATATATTTGCTCAGTTCAATCAGAACAATGTAAATCAACCTCAGAACACTATTTCAATCGACGAGGCACGTCAAATAGTATTAGAATCTCAAAAGATACTAGATAAGACTGAAGAGGCTAAACTATTAGAGGAAAGATATGATATAGCTTCATTACCTGAGGTAGTTGCTACTAAGCAAGAGGGAGTAGATACCAGTAAGGAAGGTCTTAACCTTAACAAGGCAGAGTTAGCCCAGATTACCGATGATTATAAGGGAGCTATGGAGTTATTCCCCGATGAACATCATGAGATACGTAGAGAAATAGAAATGCGTATTGACCCAGATGAGGAAGACCCAGAATTATATCAGTATGAGGAAGTACCAGAGGAGGAAGATACTGGCTCCTTTGCATCTCAATTCTTACGTAGTAAGAGGCTCTAGTAGTTAAATAGGTTCATTGCATATTATATTGAAAATTTATATATTTGCATATCAATTTTAAAATAAACAAAAATATGAAAACAGATTGTTACATCTACACGCTTATTACCGGAGACTTCCTATTCCAAGTAATGGAAACATCCGATGAACAAGCCGAGAAACGTTTAATCGACCTATATCAGGAGGGAGAGAATGATCTTTATTCAGACATCTATGAACATCATTCCTATGATGACCTTAGGAATTACTATGGCAGTGTTAAGGTATACAAAACACCCATAAACTTAGAAACAAATCAACTTGGGTTCCCAGGTTTAATCGTATACTGATATGGATATCAATTTAGAATACAAGAAAACCCAAGTTAACAAGGTTAATCAAGGGACTTATTTTAAACTCAGACCAACAGAAACTGCTCCGGTATGGGTAAGAGGCGAATATGACAAAGCATCTAAGACTTATTCTTGCTATAAGTACGAAGATACTAATCATGAGAAATTCCTCAAGGGAAACAGAGAAATATACATAAATTTTACATTCTAAGCACATGAACCTATTTAAACGAAAGAAATGCTCTAAAAACCTTATCTACCTTGATAAGGGTAACCTGGTATTCAAAGGGCCAGTGAAATCTATTTACCGGATTCTTGAACTCTGCATGATAGAGTCTGGTAAATTTGACGAACGGTTATACTTTGATATGTACAATGAGTATCTTAAACATTACGTAATATATGATACTACTCCTCAGTTATTACAGTATAAGATACCCTTGATATTTGGTAAACGTTTCCCAGGAATAACATTCTCTAAACGTTTTACCTTTGAGTATTTAATACCGAGTAGGATTACTTATTCTAAAATACCATCTTGCTTTGAATTACCCAAGTATATCGAAGAACATTTAATACATATCTTCAATAGGGTAGGTGCTTACATTGAAATCCCTTATGATGAGAATATGTTTACTAATATGATTAGGCTCAATTTCCTAAAAGAATGGGAACTATTCAAGGACTTATCAATGGTAGATGCTTACATAAGCAATCAGCTGGACCTAATCTATAGTTATGCTAAAGTAGAGAATCAAACCATAGTTAAAAACATCATCGAAAGGACTCTGGAAGAAATTACAGAAGAGACTATCGGTAAAAACAATGAAGAACATGGAAAATAAAGAGAAATTCGCTTTCCGAAAGGTAAGTATGACAGAAAATGTCGAAATAGAGTTTATCAAAACTTTAGAAGACAATGCTAACAAAAGTGATGAAGACTTGCTAAGAGCTTTCAAGAACAAACTATCTTCGGATAATGTTACTTGCCATGCAAGTATGCTTTCAAGAACAACAACTCATGTTATCTTTCAGATATCCAAATTTAGTAAGATAACAAACTCTTATCGGGACCATGAATTATGGTTATTCGAGATTGATAACAATAATATCATACTAAATAGGTTCCGGATATGATTATAATGAAGACTCTCCAGGCTGAGGATTTAAAGAATGATGAATGGTTATATAATGCCTTAACACAGGGCATCAAGGAATGTATAACTGCTCCAGTCCTAACTTTGGACCCAACAAAACCAGAACCCATTAAGAGGGCAGAAATGATATTAGAGAATTTCTCTCAGGAGGATTCTCCAGTAGTAGCTACTGTAATTGCTCCAGGCAATTTCATACAGATGATATTACCGAAACATGAGATACTTCTATCGGTAATGTTTATCTATGAAGAGAGAAATACCTATGTACAACTCATAATACAAAAACTTGCTTATGAACGAGAAAAGATTACCACCAAGACTAATGGTTCTGTTAGTAGTACTGAAGGGTGAAAAGGTATATAAAGTACCTATTAGGTCTGAAATAAAATTAGACCACCTAAAGGATTTCAATACATTGAGGAGAATCCTTACACCTTTAGTACAACTATACCATGGGGTAGGTTTTGATACTAGACTTACTTACGATGAATTCAGTATCTTCATTAATGACCTACAACATTTGGGATATGAATGGTTAGATGAATATTCTTCGGGTATACAAGGATTAATAGAAGCAAAACCCATTACTGAGAATGACCAGGATATTGAGGAAATGAGAAAAGGATTACTTATCTCTCTTAAATCTCAGGAGTTATCAGAGGTATTAGCTACTAAACTAAAGCAAGCCATACATGAAATATTTGAAAACGAAAAGAAGAAAGGTGGACTAATGTACAAGGAACCCTCTTTAGAACCTATGGAGAGTTCAATTATAAGAGAGGCTCTATATTTGCTAACTCCCCAATTACCTTAATAATTGAAAGGCAGTCTAATCCACTGCCTTTCATAGCGTGTACACATCCTCAGCCTCCCTAAAAATAAATTAGATATATTTTTCTATAAAAATAAAAATGCTTATATTTGCATATCAATTTTAAAATAGACAAAAATATGAAAACGAACTCAGTAACTTACAATCAGGCAGACGAACTAACTAAGGTAGTTCGCAATTTCTTAGAAAAGAAATCTACATTTGAACTTGACTCTGATGAACAGGGTAATCTTCTTAATCTTCTAATGGGACTCTTAATCAAACTAGAGGATGATTACAAACTCAATTGCTTGGATATAAACCAGGTACAAATTTATGATACTACCTATTATTCTTTCATTTTCGAATCCGTGATAACTGCCGATACTAATCCCTATAAGGGACAATTAGCATCTGCTGCAGTTCAATTCATGAACGAATTCACAGATAACGATGGGAGGTTCATATCATTCAATCAACTCGATAGAAACAACTGGATTTTCCAACTTAATTTCTCAATCGCATGACAAAGTATAACGTTAGTCCATTAGTTGCCCGGGAGATAGAATTCTCCACGGGCCCTATATTTCAGAAACAATCAATAAACTCTAATCAACTATGGTAAACTTATACAAACTGCTTAACGCACTGGAACAGGGAATGACTCTGTTCCAATTAGACAAATGGAAAACCGAAGGTATCTGGTATCCTATTTCTCAATACAAAAAGGAAACCAACGAAATCGAAGTTGTAACCAACTTATTTCTTCCTACACCTCCACCAGAGGGATACCATATCCAACTAACAGGTAACTATGACGAGGATGAACATGCTGAATGGCAACAATTCCTGGACGAGAACCAATGGAAAATCTACCCATTGCTTGCAAATATCATACGGGTATTCTTACCAAACGTAGAAGGTGTATCATTCCAACTGTTATATACCCAATACCCACAAGGGTTCATATCAGTAATTGCTAAACCCTATAAAACTATACAATCATGATTACAGAAGAAATGAAATCCACATTGCTGGATATAGAAATCAATAACCCAGAAGGTATTCAGAATCTCAAGGCTCTGCTTAAGAATTATTCTGATATCATTAACAAGGACCAATCTACTCTCTCTGAAGAGGAGGAACAATCATTATGCGACTTGCAAGATAACATAATGATACTGATATTCGGACCACTCTATTCTCAATTCAAATTCGAATACATACAATCCGATACAATCATGGACGAAGAAGAGACTTTCATAGAAGACTTATGCAAATTCTATTTCGGTAACAAATGAAAGACTACATCATCTTCCTACTACTGCGTAGAATACCTCAGGGAACCGCTATCACTATATTCGGTATCGGTTCCCGACCATTAACAAAAGATACGGTTTTAACAATCGAAAATACACAACTAATACCCATACTGATATGATAACTAAAGACACATTTCTGGTATCATTCAATATTCAAGGAGAAGGCTTTTGCGAGCCTTTCCTTGTTACATATCGTACCGAAGAATTAAACCCATATCTCAGATATCCAAGGCAAACATTAAACCCTAATCACCTACATGTACACTTTACCAAACAGGTAATCAGGGAACTAATGAAAATGCCATATTACGATATCGAAATACTGGACTTCATTAGGGTACCCAGTTAACCCCATATATTATTATATTAATTGCACGTATTATATTTATTTCGTATATTTGCATAAGAGAAATAAAAATATAATATTAACCGACCTCGAACAGGTCACTAACTCATTAACATTATGACAACATTAGAAATTCTCCAAAATCGAGCTGGTACTGCAAAACGTTTACAAACAATATTTGCTTATCACTATGACCAAATCCTACGGGAATGCGAACAAGAAATCTTTCGTAACGGGCAAAACAATCCGGAAGACAATCAACTCTACGACTATGTAGTATCATTCATGGAGGAAATCATGGACTGGCCCTCTAACGAAGACCAAGACAAATTCAACAAACAAATTGCTCAACAATAAACCTTATGGAAACAAGAACTTTTAACCAGCTGCTTATCATCCTTATATCACAGGTCCAAGATTATCCATGGTCTGCTATCCTTCTTAACTCACTGGGCGATGAGAAAGACAGAGACCTTGAGGAAGATATTACCATCATCACAACTAATGGAGGACAGGAAGTAAACCTAATCCTAAATACAGATGACCTAATCCTTAATGCCTATCCCAAGGAAGAAACAGAGGAAGAACCCTTCATATCCTTCACACTAGAAAACATTAAGTATAACCTATATATTGACTAGAACATGAAAATAACAATCACTACATTAGTAATAATCGAAGATAACGAAGTACAGGACGTAATACATTCCCTCAATGAGGACCTGGCCAAAGCCAAACAAGAAATCGTAGACCAGGTAAATAACATATACGGTAACGAGAAATTAACATTCTTCAGTCTTCAAGGCATCCAGGAATACTTCGAGACAATACACCTAGAATGCCAAGAGATATCCTTTAATCGAGGAGGAACCGTAATACAGAAACAAGGAATACCAGAACTATGATACAAATCCTATACATACTATCCAAATCCTTAGTAGGGCTCTACTTCCTACTAAGGATTCTAGACGTAGAACGTACCTACTCCCAATACAAAGAAAACAAAAGAAAATATCCCAAAGCCTTATACATAACCAAGTACCTAATATACCTATTACTATACAATATCCTAATCGAATACCTATTCAAGGTAATCCCATAATACCCACCCACCCCCCAACAAAACAAATAATCAAAAATGTAATAGCGCTAACTAAGGTACACATAATATAATACCTAATACATTACATATCATATATACAATCAATATACATAATACATACTTCTTTTCCTTCCCTTGGGGTACCTCGCCGGGGGTTTTAAAAATTTGAGATCAAGGCTATAGAGAATCCCTCTCACTATACAACACATACTACTCCATAGCTATCTAGCTATCATACCACATAGCCCTACCACTTTAAAGGCAATCACAAAAAGGCCTATTGAGGCAATTAAATCCGACCATTAATGGCCCATAATCCTCATTTGCCAAGAGCCCCTTTATACAGCTTATTATATATAATATATATTAGTTATAGGTAGGGGATTAGGCAAATAGGATTAAGGTTTTAAGGCTAAATGGTAAATAGGATTTAGGGCTTTCATAGGTAATATTTAGGCAATATTCCTAGTAACTATGTAAGTAATTGGCTTAGTATTTATATTAGCATTATTTGCATAACTCTAGGACAATTTGGGGATTTCGATTGCCTTGATTGCCTTTTGCCTCAGGTTAGTTTATATAGTATTATATATTAGTAGGTACTGGGCAAATTAGGATTAAGGCAATCTCCATTAATGGCCCAGGGGATTTATAAGGCCATCAATAACCTACGAAGGCAAATGGGGCATATTGCATATATTATTTATTATTTGTATCTTTGTAGAAAGAAAAAGAAATACTAACAATTTAATTTTTAAACATTATGAAAAATAATATTAAGTACCTCGTTCTCAACACTGAATCAGAACTTACTAATAATGCCTTAGTAATCTCTAATGCTTCTAATCCTTCAGTACAGGGCTATACCGAATACCTCAATTGCTATCTCGGTTCTCTTGACAAAGACTCAGAATTTCTCAAACAAGGCTTTCACCTAATCTCAATTACCTCAACAGAGAACGAAGAAGAAGGCGATGGCTTACATACACTAATATTCTATTCAGATAACGAACTGAATACTAGACAAGAACAGCTTTGCTCCTACGAATTACACAAAGCATTCCCTCTCGATTATGAGGCTTCTCCTCTTGCCCCTACAGTAACCTATATCAATAATACATATATCGTTACCCATCCCTATACTCTCTAATCCTAACTTTGACCCAGGCTTACCTAAGTACTGGGTCTTTCTTTCGCTAACTTAGTAAGCCCTTATAGGCTATCTTAGGTTCCTAATTTACCTAAGCTTACCATAGTCCATTAAGGGCCCTATAGACTTGGTTCCCAGGGGATATTAGAAGGATATACCTAATAAGCCCCACTACACTACTACCTATATACACCTAATGGCCATATATCATATAGGTAAATATACAGGTATATATCACACTCTCAAGAGGGCAGGCAAGGGCCATATAGGATTATCTATATACATATCATATCGCCCCACTACAAAGCGTGCGAAGATTTCCCCTATGAACCTCCAAAATTAAGTGCAATAATTAAGTGCAGCATTTTTATGATTTTTGCATTTTTTCACTAAAATAATTTTGAAAATAAAAATATTCATTTTCTCGAAAATTTTTCTCAAAATTCTTTCGTAATTCAATTATTATATGTATCTTTGCAATGTGAGAAAAACAAAGCGATATTTGAAAGATTTTAGTTTAAGAATTTTTTAGAAATTATTTCTCTAAAAATTTTGCAGATTAAAATATAATTCGTATCTTTGTAGTGTCAGAAAGACAAAGCGATATTTGAAGTATTGAAACAAATTAAATAATTCCTTTTCTCTTTTTCTTATAAATCATTTAGTTTTATAGAGAAAAGGATATAATAAAATAAATCTAAAAACTAAATGTATTTTTATTATGGCTAAAAATCAAGTTAACGGTGTTTCTGCAAGTGTAGCAAGTGCAAACAGTAAAGCAAATAAATTAATTGCTTTAGACGTTCTTAAATCAGTAAAAGAAAAAAATGCAGGACTTTTCAAAACTTCTTTAGGGACAAAAACAGAGATTTACAAAAAAGAACTTTTCGACGGTGCAAACGAAAAACAAATAAAGTCTTTGCGTAAAAAGTTCAGAAATGTAACTTTTAATTTTCTTTCGTCTATTGCTACAAATGCAGATAAAAAACTAATAGACGGTTTCATAGACTTCTATAAACAAGTCTATGTTTTGAATGATTTTTCTTTTAACTCTATTGCATCAGAAAACACAAAAGACGAAAAGAAAGCAATTCTTTTAAAAGGTTTAGAAATTGTAAAGAAAAACGCAAAGTAATATGTTATTGAATGTATTGTTATTTGTTGGTTTAATTTATTTGATAATTCAAATAATTAAAGACGTGAAAAACTTTTTTAAAAATGATAATTCGGACTTTAAAAGTTAAAGAGTAGAAAGATAAAGGGACAAAGAAATAAAAATCTTTGTCCCTTACTTTTTATTTCTAAATGTTAAATTTAACGGAACCGTTCGGCCCTTTGAATACCAGGAAATTTTGGCTCCTCGTATTAAGGGGTACCCCACATCCACACACCACACATGCTCACACAAAGAAGCCCAGAACAGATTAACCATCCCGGGCCTATACCTACAAAATACTCCTAAGTAAATCCTTAGTCCTATCTTTCCCCAATACTCCCCTAACTCTCCTACCATTCTTCTCATAAAAGAAAACATACCATCTCTGAAGATTAATCAACCACCAAGCCTTAACTTCCATATCAAGGAAATATCTATCAATGCAACCCTTCTCCAAATCGGTAAGCCACATCTGATACCAAATCCTATTACCTTCCCTACATCTTAGGATTCTAACAAACCCATCTTCCTTCAAAGTCTCAACCTTCACCATAACCTTCCTCCTTTAATTGATTATCTATCTCCATTTCAAGAATCTCCAATCTCTTCAAATTATATACCTGATGTACAGGAAACCAATAATACCTATCTCTATCCTCATAAGGAATCATCTCAATCGGGGTAGGGGTATTAACATCTATCGTATAATATAACTCCGTTAAACCATATCTTTCAGGTTTAAACCATTGCTGAATCTCTATCCATAAAGTTGAATACCCATTCAAAACACAATGGGTTTTAATTACCCTACAAAGATTCTGTATTGTTCCTCCTCTCCTATGTTTAGCTAACTGCTCTTGGTATATTTCTTCGAACACTTTCCTAATCTTCTTTTCCTTCACCATACTTCATTACCTTATTAATTAATAAATCGATTGCCTTCACCCTTACCTCTCTATCATTTGGGTCCCACCAATAGAAATTCTTTTGAGAAATCTCAGGGATAGAATCCCTTGCTATTCCCCATATCTCTTTGGATGAACTCCTAGCATCAAAGCTATCCTTCCAACTATACATGGTATTCAACTTTCTCTCCACTACTTTCACATTTCCCATAGCCACTATACAACTTCTATTTATAAAATCCTCATAGGCCCATAGAACTTCTATACTGAAGGTATCTAAATTCCATATCCCAATCTCTTCGAGGTAATCCAGGATATCTACTGACCTTAGGTAAAAGCATAAGCCCTTCCTACAATCTTTATCCATTAATAGGTATTCCCTTGCCTTATATAGCCTTGCTACTGCAGTTCCCTTACTTATGTAATCTGTACTTCTCATATTCATTTAGCATTTATATAAATATATAGAACTCATGGCATCCCATGGGTAGAGGACTACAATATCAAGAGAGCAATAATTATAAACCAATAAAACTTATTAGATTATGAACGAAATTAACTTTAGAGTAGCCAATGCTGCACCCAGGGCATCGGTCTTTGAGATAGGTCAGAATGTTGGGGATACCAGGACTACCTATATCTACTCCTATAAGACCAAGTACATTAATGGCAAGAGTACTGGGCAGAAGACTAATGTAGATTGGGATATGGAATCCAGCATCCCCTCTTGGGTAAGCGTGAAATATGCTTTTGAGGGCAATGATTGCAAAGTAACTTTTACCACCCTGCAAGAGAATACAGGTTCCTCTGCCAGAACCCATACTCTTGTATTTAAGCAGAGAGAATCTGGTCAAACTATATCTTTCCCTATAAGTCAAGAACCCAACTTCACTTATACCTACTTCTTAGGTGTATTGAATGTAAGTACTACCATAGGAGCTAATATAGGTAATACTACTACGATTATGGTTCAATCTTATATGACTCGAAGTGATGGAGAGGTAATGGCCAAACAACCATCCGTAGGAGTAACTCCTTCTTGGGCAACTAAGGTTACAGTTAGAGATGGGTCTATTATGGCAGGTGCACCTAATTGGTACCAAATTAGAGTTGAAGCAACTGCAGCAAACTCGGGTTCTTCAGAAAGGTCCGGAACACTCTTAGTAACCTGTGGTGACCAACGTAGAGAAGTGACTATATGGCAGAAAGCTGCGGAACAGTATATCACCCTTACAATCAATTGGCCTCTGAACACTTTTTCAGGAGCTTTCTTCAAAGAGGGGGAAAAACCTCAAATTGGTAGTACTGGTACAGCTTATTTTAGTTTCTCTATATTAGATGATACCTCAGTCCATAAGTATAAAAAATCTGAGGGTGTAAGAGTAAATTTACGAAATGGTAGTACTGAAATAGCTTACCCAGGTGATCGTATATCAGCTTATAGATTTACTAATCAAACTTGGCAATTAATGTCTGCTTTCCTATTGCCTTCATCAGACCGAATAATCACTTTATAAATTTCAAGGATATGGAAAAGAAAAATGTAGTATCATTCCGTAGGGTGGTGACCTCCCCCCCCCTAAATCTGGTATTTAGTACCAGAGCCGCATCTCAGGAAATAACAGTACCTTCAGATGCAACCAAAAAGACCTTTACCATTCACTCATATAGAGATACTGTAGTGAATGGTAAAGTATCTAAGTCAGATATTATTGACTTTACTACAAGTATCACATATGACCCACCAATCTCATCAAGTAATGCTTGGGTTTTTACTAAGAAGACATCAAATGATGCAGTATCTTACAATTTAGAAGTAGACATTTCTGCAAACTCAGGTTCTTCAAGTAGAGCAGCCACTATCACTCTTACCCAAGCCACTACTGGTAAAGTTATCACTATCACAATCACTCAGAAGGCAGTAGATATCCCAATGTATGTAGAAATATGGGGTAGGTATGATAAGAACTCTCTAACTACATATAAAGACTTACCCTATATCTTAAACTATAATGGTCAATATGTAACTTCAGGTACCTTACCTGCATCTCAAGATGAATATTTACTTATACCTGTAACTAAGGTCCCTTGGTCTGATAATGGTTCATATACAGAACCCACTGCTATATTCGAGCTCTACTTAAAAGGTAGTCAATTGGTACCTTATTCTGATTTCTATTTTAATATGAGTCTCTATGATGCTCAAGGTTTATTTTATGGTTGTGATAGAGAATATTCTCAAGCCATTAATTATAAGATAGATACAGTAGACCCATCCGATTGGACTCCCTCTGGTTCCTATAGTCATGGTTCTATTACCGTTAAAAAAGGAAACCTTTCTCCTTCAGATTTCTCCGGAGGTATACTTATAGAACTTATACTGGGCAATAAGATAAACGGATATGTTAAAAGGGTTATGCTTAGAATCAAGATTAATTAGTCAAAGCCATTAGCATTGCAATTACCCAACATACAAGGGAGATGGTATATGCAAGGGAATATCTATGCCAAGGGTACCAGCCGGTAATATAAGAATCTACTTTTAATATTTGCGGATGTTCTTCTTCGAATTTCTTATCTTCTTCTCTAGAGGCATATTTATGCAATATAATTAAGGGAAGGAATACAAAGAATAATACAATAAGAACTGGGAGGCAGAGTAGGAGTATTACCTCCCACCCTTGCATTGATGACCCAGCATAATTACCATCTCTATCAAAAAAGTATCTCATACCAGTTTATGTTTTATGAATTTCAATAATAGGTAAATCGGAAATAAAGGTAGCAAAAACCAGACCGATAAGAATAATACCAGTGAATGCACCTTATGTGATTGAGGCAAGTATTCTAATGTTGCTTTTACAAAGAATACTGTGAACGGTAAGCATACCAGGTAAATTGTCAATATTACTGTAGTCATTGTTCCTCTTTGTTGAAGTATTTGTTAACAATCTTGGTAAACTTCTTATCGAATTCGATAAGTACTTCTACTTGTTCTTCCTTACTCATATTTCTGAGACCCTTATCCAGTATCTCGGAATTTCTCTTAATTGAGAAATATGCCTTGAATGCCTGAAAGTATTTCTCGTTTTCCTCGGTAAGAGGTAATACCTTTCCATCTTTCCCATCCAACCTTGCATAGATATCATCAGGACCCAAACTTCTAGCAACTTTTACTCGATTGCTTAAGATTGCAAACCCACCTTTCTTATCAATGGATTCTACTTTCACCTTCTCTACGATTTGTCTTTCTCCAAGTTGGAAGAGTAGTTCATCACCTTCACGGAGCTTTTTGATTTCTTTCTTTTCTTTTTTCATATCTAATTAGTTAATTAATTCTTTATGCAAATATACGAAATTTATTTTATATTATTGCATTATTAATCATATTTTTTATCTCATCCGAGGTCGAGGTAACTGTTTTGCGGTCCTGGAAGAGTTTCCATTCCATGGGAGAAAGGTATATACCATTTGGAGTATATAAATGTCTTAGATGCTCTGGAATAGTGCCCTGGTGAGACATGTTATTGTTATCAATAAACCAAACTTTGTTGGGGTAAGCATCGGTTATTACGGCCATATAATAACGAGTAGCTTCCAATTTTACTCTTGAGAAAGTACCCGTTTCAATTAGTAGATTTTGAAAGGGTTTTACTATCCAATGTTCCCAATTAGGAGTAACTACCGGGATTCTTGAGCTGTTGGTAGTACCACTATTGAAGTACTCTTTCCATAATTTCTCATCATATTCTTTCCTCTTTATCCAAAAACCACAACTAAAGCAAACGTGTTTCTTTGCCATCAACTGGGGTATCTCAAATGAGGATTCAAAATCATCCAGGTTGATTGGTTCTTTACATAGTTTGCACCGATTTTCATTCTTAATCTTCTCCATATTGCATTATATTTTAGAATTATATAGGATAATAGAACCAACTAACATCCCGAAAATGGGTTATAAGCAATACTTTCGTTACTAAAATTGAACCATTAAAACTGATAAGTTATGGATAAATTAACAAATGAGATGATTAGAGACCTTGCTAATCGCTTGGGTCTAGAACCAGCTCTACTCAAAGCTGTTCAAGTAGTAGAAGCAGCTGGTAGAGATGGATTTTTGGCTGACGGTAGACCTCAAATCCTCTTCGAAGGTCACATCATGTACAAGGAATTTCATAAAAAGTTCCCTGACAGAGATTTAGGTTATCTTTGCAAGAAGTATCCTACAGTATTTTTCCCTAAATGGGATAAATCGAAGTATCTCGGAGGTGTTCATGAGTACAAAAGACTCGAATTAGCCAAAGAAATTGACGAAGAATGTGCTTTAAAGTCTGCAAGTTGGGGAATGTTCCAGATCATGGGCTTCAATCACAATCTTTGTAGCTGTAAAGATGTCTATGAATTCGTTCATAAGATGTCAGAATCTCACGAAAAACAACTAGAATTGATGTACTACTTCATGAATACCTCTGGTTGTTTGAAGAATCTCAAGGAAAAGGACTGGGCAGGCTTTGCAAGAAAGTACAATGGTCCTGGATATGCACAAAATGCTTACGACCAAAAGCTAAGAAATTCTTACGAAAACTTCAAAGATAAGATATGAAAAGATGTCATTTTAACAGCTGGGTAGCAAAAGTATTCCTTTTCCCCAGTTACAAGGCAATTACCTTCCTCTATAACTCCTTCTTCAAGGATAAAGAAGAGGATTTATTGCAAGAGGATATTGATCACGAACGTACTCACCAAGTACAACAGATTGAGTGTACAATTGTGGGTCTGATTCTAGGAATCATTCTCTGCTCATTGGGTCTATCCTTCTGGTGGATTCCTATCCTTGGTTTGGGATTCTTTTACATTTGGTATGGAATCGAATATCTTATTATCATGTGCTTTGCCGGTTGGAACAAACAGAATGAGAGGTATCATGATGTAAGTTTCGAAGAGGAAGCTCACAATAATGATAAAGACCCATACTACTTGGAAGACCGTAAGCCATTTGCTTGGATTAAGTACATTAAATTGAGAAGCTACAAATAGGGTTTAGTTATAGGGTCTATACCCTTAACTATTTTAGATATTACGGATATAGGCATCTTGAATTTATTACTAAGTTCTTTTAGTAATACTTTGGGATGCCTCTGTTTATATCTGAAAACTCTTAATTTTAATCTATTAGAGTATTTAGAAGTAGGAGAATTTTGACCTATTTTACCAAAAGTTCTGTTATATGAGTATCTGCCATCTCTAATACATTGTTGCATATTCTCAGCTTGTGTACCCCAATATAAATTATCTACATGATTATTTAATGGGTTATTATCCTTATGACATACACAAGGTTTATTCTCAGGATTAGGTATATAAGCTAAAGCTACCAACCTTGATACTTTTAGAGAACGATTTATATCTTTAACACATACATGAACTTTTGGGCAAGGGTATTTACCTTTACGATTAGTGTGTATTGATATTTTTAATTCTTTCCAATCTCCATTTCGTTTTTGGAATACCTTACCACTACGCCCATCTATGTATTCATCTTTTCTGAATACTTGACCTTGTTTACTTACAAAATAACAAGGTAAACCAGGAATATTTTCTTTCATTTTAACAGGTTTTAAATTTCATACCCATATAGTCACAATGGAAAAGTTTAATTTATTGGGAGTAAGCGCAGGTCAAGGTGCTTTATTATTCCCTTTTATAAAATCTAAAAAGTACAAGCTCCTGGGTAATATTGAACCAAGAGGAGTTTTTCATACAAATTGCGAAAGTCAGTGGAAAGCTAATTTTGGTGATATACCATTCTACAAAGGATATAACTTACCTCAATTTGAGGAGAGAGTAGATGTTATTATATCATCTCCAGACTGTGGTGCATCCTCAGTTATGAGGTTATCAAAAGTAAAGGAGTTGGGCAATCCCCAGGATAATCGTAGTCTTAATCTAGTAATTGCTGCAATATTAGAGTATAAACCTAAGGTATTTCTTATAGAAAATCTACCAAGACTACTATCCTTGCTACCCAAGGATTTCTTTGAGGAAACACTGAAAGACTATAAATTAGTTTTTCATGAAAGGTCAGTTTCTGACTATGGGAACTCTCAAGTGTCAAGGAAGAGATTACTCATCATTGGAGTTCATAAGAAGACCGGTAAGAAATACTTAAATGCTTTTGATGAAGTATTTAAAGTTAATGAACTAAAGACAACTAGAGAGTTGCTTAAGCCGCTAACGTTTAGCTCTGAAATTGATACTAACCAAATTCCATTTATGGCAAAAACCCTGGCAATGTATGACTATCGAAAGCTACCAGAGAAAAAGAATCTTACAGTAGCAAAGATACATAGACTCTGGGTTAGAGACTTCAACAAGGAAAAGAAGTGGCCTATCAAGACAACTAAGATGAGTACTCTCCCGGGAGTATATCGATTGGAAGATGATAAACCTCCATTAACCTTGAGACCTGCAGATAGGCAATTTAGACCAGATGGGTACCCATTGGGAGTTGAGGATTTCAAGGCAATCATGGGATTCCCAGAGAAATTTAAAATTTACCTCTACAAAACTACCAGAGGTGATACCTATGAAGGGGATTTTAAAAATCACCATTATTGGTTAAACAAGGCAAGGTACACAATTGCCAAGGGTTCGGTTTATGAGGTGGGGATTTGGTTTAAGAAATGCCTTAAACGGAATCACTAGTTTTAGCTTTATATAGAAAGTATTCTATATAAGTCCAAACACTGCCTTGAAATATATAGATATATAATATACTACGTATATATATCTATATATTTATCTGCGTATATATAGCTATCATATCATCTATATCAGTAGTAGTATATTGGGATATTATCTCACTACGTTCGATAAAGGTAATCGCTTAGCGATTACCGATTAGATAGTATGTTATTAATCGCGAACTTCCTAAAATTTTGAACCATGAAGAAATTAAAATGGGCCTTGTTCATTGTACTTCTAGGATTTACTATTTACCTTTGCTTCAGGAATTACAAACTGACTCGAGAAGTTTATTCTCTGAATCAAGCGGTCAATGAAATCCCAGATACAGTCTACTCAGACAAACCCTTCAAACCAGAGAAGAAGTACTCTGAAGAAACTCAACCAGGTAAAATCTTAGTTTACGATAACAAGAAGCAGTCAACTCTCTTTCCTGATTCCATAAGACAGCCAGTTATCAGTAAACAAGATTCCCTGGTTCAAGTTGTCTTAAAGAAGAATCAGTTGAACTTAAGTTTCCTGAATCAACAATTAGGAACTTATTCAACTAGACTATTCAATATCGATTTGGATAAGTACAACTACAACTGGTATGAGGGTCAATTAACTCGAAAGAAAGTTGCAAGGCTATCACTTAGTCCATACGTCTATGGCAAATACAGACCTTTCAATAATCTCTTCGATATGGGAGCTGGTCTTTCAATCAAGACTAAGAGATTTAATTACAAACTCGGGGTCAATACATTTTACTATCCGAAGATAAAATCTGGGATAGGTACTGACATCGAATTTCAAATAACGTATAACTTTTAGATATGGCAAAGACTATCTCAGAAATTCGAAATACTTTAACTCGAGAAGAGCTTGCAAACCTCTCAAGGGTTTCAGTAGATGTTTTCTATTTTAGCCTTTTCTGTAATGTGATACACCCAGTATTGGGAAAGGTAAGATTTGACCTATACCCATTCCAGAAATCAGTTCTGTATAATTTCATTGCCGAAAGATTTAACATCATCCTGAAATTTCGTCAGGCTGGTATTACAGAACTTATTTCAATGTACTGCCTATGGTTGGCTATGTATCATCCTAACAAGAAGATTAACATCATCTCTATTAAGGACACCACAGCAAAGAAGGTACTGAAGAAAATAAAATTCATGTACAAGAACTTGCCATGGTACTTACAAACACCAATCATAAATGGTAGAACTGGAGAATATGGTTCTGCTTCAATGATAGAATTCGATAATGGTTCTTTCATTGAATCGATTCCGACCTCATCAGAAGCCGGTCGTTCTGAATCACTTTCACTCCTGGTAATTGACGAAGCAGCAGTAGTTCGGTGGGCAGCTCAGATTTGGGCAGCCGCATTCCCAACTCTATCCACCGGTGGTGCTGCTATCGTCAATTCAACTCCTTACGGTGTAGGTAACTTCTATCACTCAACTTGGGTAGATGCTATCGCTGGAGGAAACCCATTTAACCCAATCCGATTATACTGGCAAATGCACCCAGAACGAGATATCAATTGGTATAACCAGATGTCTTCTGCCCTGGGAGCTAAACGAACTGCCCAAGAGATTGATGGTGACTTCTTATCATCAGGTAACACAGTCTTCGACTTAGCTGACATAAAAGCTATCGAGGACTGCCTTAGTGATTACCCAGTGATAAAGAGAAGATTCAATGGTCAGTATAGGCAGTTCTGTGAACCAGAGGATGACAAGGAATATTTCATTGGTGCAGACGTTTCAACAGGTAGAGCTACTGACTACTCTTCATTTACCTGCATGGATAAGCAAGGAGAAGAACAATGTATATACAAGGGAAGAATGGCAGTGGGTACTTATGCTAAGTTACTTGGTGATACTGGGATGTTATTTAATCAAGCATTGATAGCTCCAGAATCCAATGACGTTGGTTTAGCAGTAACTTCTAAACTCCAGGATGAAGGTTATCCGAATTTGTATTACTACCAAAAGATGCTCAAGAAAAAGGGCAAAAGCCGACCAGAGATGGATAAGTCTCCAGGTTGGTTAACCACCACCAAGAATCGTTCAGTGATAATAGAGAACCTAGAAGAGGATATCCGAAATGATAATGTAATTATCAAAGACCCATTCTTCGTTCAAGAAGCTTATACCTTCATATATGATGGTATTGGTAGACCTGTTGCAATGGGTAAACACAGAGCAAATAACTCTGCAGTGGATGTAGACTTAGAAGGTGATGTATATTCCGATGATGACATCTTTGGGAAAGCAATCACTAATCACATAAGGAAAGGAAAAACTAACGTAATCGTACAACCAAGATGAAAAAGTACTTCAATTTTAATTGGGGTTGGGGCCGTAAAAAGGACCCTCCCAAGAATGATTCTTCCCAGAATAAGGAAGCAAAGCCATCTACTACTATCTCACCTGGTAGAGTCTCAGTTGACGATGATAGCGATAACTTAATAACATCATTACAAGGGTTAACTAAAATAGTTGAACCCTCTTTTCGTGTTGATGTAATACCTTTAATCAGAGATTTATACAAGGTAAATCCTGATATGGGAATTGCATTGCAGGATATGTTTAAGTTAGCTAACACCGGTCATACTGTAACTTTCCCTAATAATACCGATGCCGAAGCCTCTAAGATGAGAGAACATCTTAAAGAAGCTACTAAAGGTTGGACTCGGTATACGGCAGGTATAGATGGTCTGGTTAACAAAATGATTGTTCAACTTCTTGTAAGTGGGGCAATATCAGTAGAGGGAGTTCCAAATGATAAGCTTGATGGTTTGGCAACAGTATTATTCCTTAAGCCAGAATATATCAAGTTTAAACGTGAACTAAATGGAGTGTATTCTCCTTACCAGAAGAACAATAATTTCTGGATGAAGCAACAAGATTACATTAAGCTGAACCCAGAAACTTACTTCTATGTTGGTATGTTCAATGATACCGATGAACCTTATGGAGTTCCACCTTTCATGCCTGCATTGGATTCTTTAAAAGGTCAAAATGATATGAAGATTAACTTCAAACATATCATGGAGCTTTGTGGTATGGTTGGTTTTGTTGAAGCTAAGATGCAAAAATCTAACCAAAGACCCAATGAAAGTATTCAAGCCTATGAAGCTAGATTGAACCGAGAACTTAATTTACTTAAACGTAATATTCGGGATAGTATGAAAGATGGAGTAGTAGCTGGTTACATTGATGACCATGAATTCAAGCTCAACTCTACCACCAAAGAAATGGGTAATATAGAGAAGCCTTGGAATATGAATCAACAATCAGTTGCTAATGGCCTTGGAGTTAACGGTTCTATCATTGGGGTATCTGCCACTACTGGTGAAGGTGCAACGGGCATAATGCTGTCTAAGATGATTAGCCAGTTAAAAAATATACAAATGCTTGTTGCTTATGTATTGGAAAGACTTTATTCTCTAGAACTCCGTCTGGCAGGCTTTAATAATAAGGGGATGAAGATTGATTGGGGAACTTCTACAGTTTCTGATGAAGTCAAAATCCAACAAGGTCGTCAGTATAAGATACAGAACCTTGATTTGTTGTACAAAGCTGGTATCATTAGCCAGGAGCAATATGCTTGGGAAATGGGATACGATTCTCCTGATGAGGATGAACCAAGAGTTTCACTTGAGGACCAATTCTCTAAGGGTGGAGGTGACCCACAAGAAGGTACCAAGAAGAAACAAAGGCAGAATGATAAAAACCAATCTGCTCGTAGGTCAAGAGATAAGAATAACCCGGCTCCTTCTCGAGGGGACCAAAATACTAAACCAAGATGAGTAAATTTACAAAGAAAAACAAAGAGCATCTTGATTCAATGACGATAGGTCAGGGCCATACAATCATGGCTGGGTATATCCCAGAAGCAGTTGGGGCTCAGACTTTCTCAGAGAATTATTACAAATGGAAGAATCCTACACCGGACACCATTGCTCAATTTGGATTTTGGGGAGGGGATATAGATTATAATACCTATTATCCTAACCTGGATAAATCGGAACTTACTCCCAAGGACGAAGAATTTATTGAACCGATGTTCAGATTACTCTCAGAAACGATTGTATCTAAGAACTGGAATCCGACAGACTTCGGTCAGAATGGAGTACTCAAGGCTTCTATGAAAATGTTACTTGGGCAAACAGTAAATTGCGACCATGAAACTAACATTGGTAATGCAATCGGTGCTGTATCTCAAGTGATGTGGCAAGAGGCTTATAAGGATGGTAGCTTCACTATCCCTGGAGGTATCAACGGTATTCTGAAGATTGATGGTAAGGCAAACCCAAGAATTGCTAGAGGCATCCTTATGGAACCTCCTTCAATTCATAGTAATTCGGTTACCGTACAATTTAAGTGGGATAAATCTCACCCAAGTATGGAAGAGAGTGAATTCTATCAAAAACTCGGTACCTATGATTCAAAGGGTGAAATGGTACGAAGAATTGTTACCGAAGTGGTTCGGTATATGGAAACTTCTCTGGTATCACACGGTGCTGATTCATTTGCCCAGAAGATTGGTTCTGATGGTAAAATTATCAATCCTACATTTGCCAAAAGGACTTGGTCATCCTACGAAGAATACCGGGATGATAAATCCAAGCAATACTTCTTCACTGATTACAAATCAGACTTTTCATCCTTCCAGGAAAAGGACGATACTCAAGGTTCTTTTAATGATAACCAAGAAGGTGATGAGAAATCAAAAACCAATAATAAAGAAAATATGAACAAAGAATTACAAGAATTTCTCGAATCTCTGTTTGGTAAGGATATGCTTACCTTGGGAGAAGGTCAAGAGATGTCCCAGGAAGCTGCGGTATCCTTGATTCAGAATTTGGTATCATCCAGAAACGAATTGCAAACTTCTGTTGATAACCTTACTACAGAGAAAAATTCTCTTACGGAACAGGTTACTAATCTGAATGCTCAGGTTGCAAACTTGACAGAAATGGCAACAGTAGGTAAAAATCACATTGCTTCTCTCCGTGAGAATGCCGTAGGAACCTACAAGAAGTTGATGGGTGAAAATGCAGATGAGACAATCGTTACGATGCTCAATGCAGAAACTACTGGCATCACTACTCTTATTTCCTTGACTAAGGATTACCAAGCTCGCTTGGAAGAGAAGTTCCCTCTCACTTGTGCAAAATGCGGTTCTAAGGACGTTAACCGTGCTTCTTCTGTAAGTGAAGATGACACTCAGGGTAAGACTGGAACCGAAGACACTACCCAGAACCAAGAACCTTCTTCAACCGGCAGCGTACTCGACAGTCTGTACAAGAAGAAAATCAAGTAAGTTATCATATAAATATTTAGAGTTATGACTAAAATCGTAAACGATCCTCAGCAAATGACTCTCTTTGGAGAAAGAACTCCGAGAGCGGTGATTTACAAGAGTGAATCACACAAATTGCATCAAGCCTTCAATGTAAAGGCTGACACAAAGATTGTACAGGGCATGGCAGTTGCTTTGGGTACTGACGGTTTGATTGAACCGTTTATCCCGGGTGGTGCTGGTAGCCAGGTATATCTGGGTATAGCAGTAACTGACAATGTCAATCCTGCTTACCAACCTCAACGTAACTTCCCAGTAGAAGTAACCGTAGCAGTTCAAGGTTATATGATTTTGAATTGGGTTGCAAAAGAAGCTCTAGATTGTGGTTATATTAACCCAACTGCAGACCTCTTGCATGACCGTTTCACAATCGCTGAAGCCGCTACAGATGAATCACAGTTCATTGCCATCACTCCCGCAGATGAGGCAAATGATGTAATTCAAGTACTCATCCGTTAAACCAAAAAGAAATTATGGGACAAATTGATATTACAAAAATGAAGGCTCAGGATTTTATGAATGAGCTGCCGGAAATGGTAAGAAGCTTGGAAGCTGTACGTTCCGGTTCACAGGAAAAGAAGCCTGTAGAAATTACCTTGGGAGAGTTGGTTACCGGTAAATGGGGTATTTCCGAAGATGAATTGTTTGAAAAGATGGGAATCAATCCGAAAGTTGATACCATGCAGAATATCTTCACTATGCCTCAGCAGAATGTCCGTTGGATTGTTCCGGAAATCATTCGCTCGGCTATCACTCTGGGTATGCGCCAGGCACCGTTCTATCCGAACATCATTGCATCAGACCAACCTATCAATGGTTTGCAAGCAATCATGCCGATGGTTAACATGTCGGATGCTGCACCTGCAAAGGTTAACGAGGCAGAAACTATCCCATTGGGTGATGTTAGCTTCGGACAGAAATCAGTTAGCCTCTTCAAAATCGGAAAAGGTTTCAAACTTACTGACGAAGTTCGCAACTACGTTTCACTCGATGTCTTGGGAATCTATCTTCGTGACTTTGGTGTTCAGTTGGGTTATGCTCTGGATACTCTGGCTATGGACGTGGCTATCAATGGTAACAACCCTGATGGCTCTGAGTCTGCCCCGGTAATCGGTGTATACGAAACAACCAACGGTATCACTTACAAAGACCTTTTGCATATCTGGGTACGTGCTGCTCGTATGGGACGCAACTTCCAGACAATGATTGGTGGTGAAGACCAAGCAATCGAAATGTTGAACTTGCCGGAATTCAAAGACCGCCACTCTGGTACAACTGAAGCTACACTGAATGTGAAGTCTCCGGTTCCCAAGAATGCCGACTTCTACATCCATCCGGGTACTCCAGACCAACAGTTGCTGTTGATTGATACATCTGCCGCTTTGATTAAGCTGACTGCTCGTCAGTTGATGCTGGAATCAGAGAGAATCGTTTCTAACCAAACTCAGGCTATCTACGCTAGCTTGACTACTGGTTTCTCTAAGATGTACCAGGATGCAACTCTGTTGCTGGCTGCCGACAAGAAATTCAGCGAAAATGGATTCCCCGAATTCATGAACGTTGACCCTTACTTGATGGTAAACCTTGAATAAGGTAGTCCGGTTTTATCTATATAAATTCCCAAGGGAGGGTAGGAACTAAAAAGCCTATCCTCTCTTTATCACTTTTTAAATCTTAGAAAATATGGCTAAAGAAAAATATACCGTAACTGTGGGACCAAGAGCTTACAGTTTTCATGACCAATCAACGGGGATTACCGTATGTAAAGGAGAAGACAAAGAACTCAGCCGCCGTCAATGGAGATCACCGAAAATCCAAAAGGCTATCGCTGCAGGTCATTTGATTATCGTTGCCGACAAAACCGATATCGAAAAGTATTCGGAAGCCGACATCGAAAAGATGGACAAGAGATTGACTGCTCAGTTCAAGAAAGGTATGACTTTGGAAAAAATTGCCAAGGCTTACTCACTTGAGGAACTGAAGTTGGTTGCAAAACTCCACGAAATCGAAGCAGAACCGAACGATACAGTAGAGACTCTGTTGCAGGCTTTGCTGGAAGATTTTGAATCCTCTTCTAAAGGGTAGTCTATGAAAATTACATAAGACAGACTAATATGAAAGACAATCTAGACTTTTTGTACGTTACGTCAGGTCTGGAAGTTTCATTCAGAGTCATATCCAAAGTCCCGGCCAAATCTATTTTTGACTGGGACTTTGGCGATGATAAGGGAGAGGTTTTCAATGGTGGAAGACATGTTTCCTATTCTTATGAAACTCCCGGTTTTTATACAGTTACCCTACACGTAACTAACTCTGCCGGTTTAGACCTTACCGTAGATAAGACTCTGGTAGTTTGTGATTATGGGCATACGGCATTAGCCGATACAATATATAACTTAATCGATTACTACATACCTTCAGAAATATCCGATGGTATGACCAGGGAAGAGAAATCTATATACATCACTAAATGGCAATATTATATTGGACCGCTAGTAAACCATGCAATAGCACCAGATAAATATACTGATGAATTATGGTATGAAGCACTAGAAAACCAATTAATAATGGAATTGGCAGCATGGGACTTTCTTAATGTGAAGATACTTAATCTATTGACAAGTACTTCCGAATACCTAAGTCAAATTACATCTACCAAAGAGCAAACTGGTGATGGTACTTCTAAACCTGAACTTGCCCGAGGTGATAGGATTAAACAAATCACTACTGGGCCCACTGAAGTTCAATATTATGACACTCTGGCAGAAGCTGCAAGCTCATTATGGAAAACACTTTCTCAAGCAATGCAACCAGGTGGCTTAATAGATGAATTAAGAAAGAACCTTTGTATGTTAGCTTCAAGATTAGAAATATACCTGCCGTTCTGTGATTCTGTATCACGAACCGTAGTTCCTCGAGTAGTTAACCGAAGGCAACCGGGTGTATTGGATGGACCTAATCCAAGTACTCCTGTGAAAGGTGGTAATAAATCAATCCTTACTGAGTTATGACAAAAGAACCCTGGAGAATGGTAAAGAACCGCTCTTGGGATAGGTACAAGAAAATTATCACTGACTTCTTAGATTGGGATGCCGGTAGACAAACAATCACTTGGGCAAAAAACGTTAACCAACTTCTCAGCCATGCTGAGGATAGTATACCTAAATATTATAACATCCAAATCGAAGCATTATGTTACTACAATGCTTTCAGAAACTGGCCTATCAACAAGGCAACTATCACTGGGGAATTGGATGACGAAAACTTATCAATACTAATTTCTAAATCTTATATAGAACAAATCGGTTATCTTACACCGGAAGGTTATTGGGATTTTAATTGGGAACAAGATAGGTTTGTAATCAACGGTATAGTTTATAAGCCATCAGGTGATACTCAAACGGCTCAAGCTAAGGATGAGGCTTTGGTTTTCATGGTTATCCTAAAGAGAGACCGAGATACAAAAGTAGAATTTGTAGAATAAAAATAAAGTATATGGCAAAGATGTTAGTACTGAGGTGGACACCAATTACTACCAACAATGGAATTTGGTTTGATAGTAACTTGGTTATCCTTAACGGTACCTCTGGAGTTCATATTGAAATGAAAGGTAATGGCAATGATGTAACGGCATTTCAATCGATGACCGGAAACAAATTTGTCACCTGCTTTCAAGATTACTTCGGGGATATTTGGGATAAGATAATACCTCATCCTGGTATTGGCCAGGTAATTAAGTTCCGGGTAAATAGGCTTCCTGATTATGCTTGCATACGGGGAGATATTGAGGACGGTGGAGATGTAGACCCAGAAAATCCAGATGTACCACAAAATGCTTTCTGTGGTTCAGAAGAAGAACCTTTCAGAGATATCGACTCTGAATTCTTACTGGGTCGTCAACGTGCAGTAATTAATCCTTAAATTTTTAAAAATATGTATGTAAGTAAGTATTATACCTGCGAAGAAATTGACCAGCGGTTGTTACAAGGTTACTATGATGACTTTGTTCGTGCTGGCTTTGCCGGAACTATTAATGAGTTCTGGGCCTTCGTACTTTCTATCAAGGATAAGGTAGATAAGAAAGAAGGTTATGGCTTATCTAAAAACGATTTTACCGACGAGCTTAAGGCTAAGTTGGATGGAATCGAGGAGAAAGCAAACTACATCACTAAAGTTTCAGAGCTTGAAAATGATCTCAAGTTCCAAACTGAAGAGGATGTTAAGAAGGCAATCAGTGACCTGGTTGATGGTGCTGATGATGCTCTTGATACTCTTAAGGAGTTGGCAGAAGCCTTGGGCAATGACCCCAACTTTGCAACAACTATCACAAATAAACTTACCGAGCTTCGTACTTCTCTTAGCGAGGAAGTAAGTCGTGCTAAGGAAGCAGAAGCTGCATTGGGTGCTGCTATTGCTGCGGTAGATGATAACTTGAAATATGCTGCTGAACAGTTAATCAACAAAATTGATACTGTTAAGGCAGACTTGAAAGCTGATATTGCTCGGGTAGAAGCTAAGGCAGATAAAAATGCCGAAGACATTAAGGATCTCAATAATAAGGTAAACGATAAGAGCGATGAGATTAAGGATGAACTTAAGAGCCTCATCCAACAAGAAAAGGACGAACGTATCGCTGCCGATAACGAAATCAAGGAAAGTGTAAATGAACTCAAAACTCTTCACATCAATGACAAGGCTGCTCTTGAAGCCAAGATTGCTGAAGAGGTATCTAATCGTACGAATGCAGATACTATTCTGGATTCTAAGATTAATGAGGAAATCACTAATCGCCAATCAGATACTCAAGCATTGCAGAGTAAGATTGACCAGGAATCAGTAGACCGTCATTCTGAGGACCAAGTTCTTCATAATGAAATTTCTAAAGAGGTAGCTGACCGTACTAATGCAGATAATGCTTTGCAAGGTAAAATTGACCAAGAGGCTCAAGCTCGTACCTCTGCAGACCAGGTACTTCAGAATAATATTGATTCCGAAGCTACTGCTCGTGCTGCTCAGGATTTGGTTTTGGATCATAAGATTGAGGATGTAAAACTCCAAGGTCAAGCAGATAAGACTCAACTGTTAGAAGCTATTGCTACTGAAACTCAGGCTCGTAAAGATGCAGATACTGCTCTTGATAATAAGAAGGTAGATAAACGTGAAGGTTATTCATTGACTAAGAATGACTTTACGGATATTCTCAAAGCTAAGCTTGACGGTATTGAAGAGAAAGCCAATTACATTACCAAGCTCTCTGAGTTGATTAATGATATGGACTTCCAAAATGAAGAGCAAGTTAATGCTGCTATTCAGAAAATTGTAGGTTCTGCTCCCGAGGTACTTGATACCTTGAAGGAAATTGCCGATGCTCTTGGTAATGACCCCAACTTTGCAACAACTATCACCAAGAAGTTAGCTGCCTTAACCGAGGAGATTAACCAAGAGAAGGAAGACCGTATTGCTGGTGATGCTGCAAACAGTGCAGAGGTAGCTACAGAAAAGGCAGACCGAATTGCTGCAGATACTGCTCTTGAAACTAAACTGAAAGAATATATCGACAATAAATCCACTGCTGGTGATACTGCTCTTAATGTAGTTAAGGATAACTTGAACAAAGAAATCCAAGACCGTAAAGATGCAGATGCCGCAATCCAGGCAAGCTTGGATAAGGAAATTGCCGACAGAAAGACTGCTGATGAGGCTTACACTGTAAGTTTGAATAACGTAAACAAACGTGTTTCAGAATTGGCTTTGAGCATTCAGGATTCTATTAACACTCTTCGTAATGAACTTACGGAACAGGTTAATGCGAATACTACTGCTATCGCTACTAATCAGCACGATATCGAAAGAAACTCAGAAGCCATCACTAACTTAACCAAGACAGTAGGTGATAACTACAAGGAGGTTAAGGATATGATTAACGAGGAAATCGTTGACCGTACTAATGCTGACAGTGGTTTGAGTTCTCGTATTGATAATGTAAATATCGACCTTAACACTGAACGTGTTGAGAGAACAGCTGCAGACCAAGTTCTTCAGGTAAATCTCGATAAAGAAGTAGCAGACCGTACTGCTGCAGATAAAGCCTTGTCTACAGAATTCACTGCTAAGTTGGATAATACCAAACAAGCTTTGGAATCAGAGGTAGGTAAATTGAATACCAAGATTGACCAAGAAAAAACGGACAGAGCTGCGGCTGATACTGCATTGGGAGCTCGTATTGATACTCTAGAGGCAGGCAATACGACTGCTATGAATGACCTCAAAGAGCAGGTTAAGAATAATACCACTGCAATCAATACAGAGAAAGACCGGGCAATTGCCAAGGAAACTTCTCTTGAGGCAAAGATTGATACCAATCTTCAGAATCACAAGGATGACATGGCTGCTATCAACCAGGATATCCTTACTGAGAAGAACGAACGTTTGGCAGGTGATACTCTGTTGCAAACCAATATCGATAAGGAGGCCACAGAACGTGCTAATCAAGATACCCTTATTAATAATGCTATTGCTCAGGAAAAGGCAGACCGTACTGCTGCAGACCAGGCAATGGATAATAAGAAGGTAGACAAAGTAGATGGCAAGGGTCTTTCTGCAAATGATTTTACCGACCTTCTGTATGCTAAACTTGATGGCATCGAAGAACATGCTAACTACATTACGAAGGTATCAGAATTACTCAATGATTCTGATTTCCAGAATGCAGAACAAGTAGAGGCAGCTATCCAAAAGATTATTGGTTCTGCACCTGAAGTACTTGATACTCTAGCAGAGATTGCTAAGGCATTAGGGGATGACCCAAATTTCGCTGCAACTATGACTGCTAAGCTTACTGAATTAGAAAATAAGCTTACTGCTGAAAAGAACTTGCGTGAACAAGGAGACGATAACCTGCAACAATCTTTCACTAACCTGAGTACTACTCTTACCACAACGGTAAATGATTTGAGAACTTTCGTTAGTGAAACTCGTACAGAGTTGTTAACTTCTCTGAATGCTACCAATGCTTTGGTAAATCAGAATTCGGCAAATATCCAACGTAACTTGGAACTAATCCAGGGTATTCAAGATAACGTTAATGGTAATTACACTGCCATCAAGGATTTGTTGGAAAGTGAAATTGCTGCTCGTAAATCCGAAGATATCCGATTGGAGGCAAAAATCGACCAGAATACTTCTGACCTCAATACAGAAAGAGAAGAAAGAATTGCTGCCGATAAAGTTCTCCAGGATAATATCGATGCAGAGGAAGCTGCTCGTATTGCAGAAGATAAGAAAATCAATGCTCGTATCGATAAAGAAATCCAAGACAGAACCGATGCCGATACTGCATTGGATAATAAATTCACTGCAATTACCAATGACCATGAGGAAAGATTGGTAGCTGAGGAAGGTACTTCTGATGCTTTGCCTGGTACCATGGTTACATATGTAAGTGCTGTAACTCGTAACGCTACTCAACTTACATTCAAGGTAAAAACTTCTACTAAAGACCAAGAGAATAATCAGTATGGTGATGAGGTAGAGGCAACTAAGAACCTTTTGCCAGTTACTCAAACTCTTGCCGGAGTTATGTCTGCTGCAGACAAGGTTAAACTTGATGGCTTAGACCCCAATGCTATTACCGAAATCTCAGCAGCTTCTGATGCTGATAAGGTTACAGTTACAGTAACTAAGGATAATGGCTTGAATGATGACACTACAGATACTTTCGATTTACCGGTAGTATCGGCAGATAAGGCTGGTACTATGACTGCGAAAGATAAAGTAGAATTGGACAGAATCAATACCGCTAACTTTGCTTTGGGTGCAGTTACTCCTAATGAAACTACTGTAAGGATTGCTGCTACTAAGACTAATGTTGAAGACGGTACTACGGTTCAGAACCCAATCACTTTGCCTTCATCAACTTCTGAAAAGGCTGGTGTACAATCAGCAGCTGATAAGAAGTTGTTCGATTCTATACCAGATAATGTTATAGTTGGGTTTGATGGAAGGACTCAACAGTCTAATATGGTAGATCTCTACTTAGATTTATATACTGTAGATGAAGAGAGTGGGATATATAAAAGTAACCCAGAAGAATCGAATAGAAGACATATAAACATCCCTTCAGCAACTAATAAGCTTGCGGGTGTAATGACTGCAGCAGATAAGGTAAATCTTGATGAGACATTACCAGATGCTATTGCTCAAGAGGTTCAAGACCGTAAAGATGCAATCAAGGCTTTGACTAATTCCTCTACAGCTGCTCTAAACAAGGAAATCCAAGACCGTAAAGATGCCGATACAGCCCTTGATACTAAGTTCACTAAAGCAGTAGCCAATGAAGCAAAAGCCCGTACGGATGCTGATACTGCATTGGGTGCAAGAATCAACAAAGAGATATCCGATAGAACCGCAGCAGATACCGCACTTGATAATAAATTGCAGGCAAATATTGATGCTCTAGAAGCTAAGCATGATGCCTTTGTTGCTACGAAAGGTAAAGCTAATGGCTTTGCTTCTCTTGATGCTAATGGTACGGTACCGGCTAACCAATTGCCATCATACGTAGATGACATCATTGATGTATATGCTACTTATGATAAATCTGCTACGGGAGAACTTACGAATATCAAATTGTATTCGGATGCTGCTCATCAGAATGCTATCACTGGAGAGGCAGGTAAGATTTATATCAATATTACCAATGGTGAACCTCCTTACCAATTCCGTTGGACAGGTACTATCTTTGCAAGGGCAGATGCTCAGGTACTTATCCTTGGACAAATTACAGGTACTGCTTTCGATGGTGGTAGAGGTAAAAAATTGGAAGACCAGGTAGCTTCTCTGAAAGCTAATGGTGCATCTCATTTTGATAATAACACTTACCAAGCAAGTACAGTACGACTGAATTTCAAATGTTGGTTTGGTAATGGTAATATTCGAGATCATTATTCTCAGATTACTGCTGCTACAGCTTCTCAGGCTGGTGTAATGACTGCTGCTGATAAGGTTAAGCTTGACACTACCCTACCTAATCAGATAGCTACCGAAACTACCAATCGTACTAATGCCGATAATGCAATTACGGCTAAGATTAACAGTTTCCCTGACCATATCCTTGGTAGAGATTTGGAGAACTCAGGTAATTTAATTAATCTGATTACTTCTGCTACTAAATTAACCATAGGTTATTGGTGGACAGAAAGGAAAAAGGATGGTAGTTTCCAGGTAAACGAAACTCAACATACTTTCGATATTCCTGCAGCTACACAAACCGTAGCCGGTGTAATGACTGCAGCCGACAAGAAGAACCTGGATAACACAGTTACTGGGTTGGCAAATGAAATTACTAACAGAACCAATGCTATCAATTCTCTTAGAACAGAATTGAAAACTTACATCGATGAAGCAGTAGGTAATACTGATACCGATTTAACGGCATTGGAAACCAAGGTAAATCAGCATATTGCCAATAAGAGCAATCCTCATGGAGTAACCAAGGCTCAGGTAGGTTTAGGTAATGCCAATAATACCTCGGATGCTAACAAACCAGTATCTACCGCTCAAGCTTCTGCCATTGCCGATGCTAAGGCTGCTGGTACTGCTGCTCAGACTTCTATCAGTAACCATGCAGGTAGAAAGGATAATCCTCATTCAGTAACTAGAACCCAGTTGGGATTGGCAACTACCGACCAGGTAGTATTTGCTAAGACTACTGCTCCTTCTGGTTTCTGGAAAGAGTCTTCCGATGAAAGATTGAAATCTAACATCAAACCGTTAACCCATACTCTGGAACAAATTTGCAGTATACCTACAGAATCCTTTATCATGGATGGTAAGGAAGATGAAGGTACCATTGCACAAGGTTTGGAAGCAGCTGGGTTTAATAACTACGTAGAAGAAGACCCAAGAACTAAGGATTCAGTTCCTAATCCTGAGGAATTCGAAACGGTTGTTATCGACGGTGAAGAATACGTATTGGTAAAACAAGTTAAGTACCATAAGATGTCTACTCTGGCAATCGAAGGTATCAAACTTCTTTACGATGAGATTAAGGCTTTGAAGGCTGAAATCTCAGAACTCAGAAATCTTAAAGATGTAGATTAATATGGGAGAGATAGCAACATGGAGTGCTGTCAAAACTAAAGTAGGCCTTGGTAAGACAGGTAATGACTGCCCTACCAAGGCTGAATTGTTAGCACTCACCCCTACAGGAACGGGGGAAAGTTACGTTGGCTTGGAAATCTCCAATGCTAGTTCCTATGGAAATAACGAGGGTGTTAAACTCGAAGATATTCATAAGGTAACCTATAAGTATACTTTTACCCTTGCTAATACTACTCTAAATTTTACTGCTTTAGGTGGGTCTCCTACCAATGCAGATAAAGGCTTTGGAGGAACCTCTAATCGGGAAAAGTACTTAGATGGTGTAGCTACTGGTATTAAAGAGAATGTAAATTACTCTACTTCTGGATTACCTTCTTGGATATCTTGGTCCGATGCCAGAGGTTGGGTTGCTCAAGAGAACTTAGATTTAACTGCAAGGTCCAAGACTGATGGAGTAATACTCCAACAGGGCTCTGGTAAAACTTTTGCTATCGGTTGGTCTCAGGCAGCAGCATCTCAAAGTTGGACTCAGACTTTCTCAGTGAATCCAACATCAATGTCATTTGGGGCAACTGGAGGAACGAAAACATTTACTGTAACTTCTTACAAACAAGAGTACAGAAATGGGCATACTTATGGTAGTCAGGTTTCTTTAAGTTATACCCGGGCTAATACAGGAGTTACTGGTACTGGTACTTCGGTAACTATGGCCAATAATACTTCTACTTCGGCAAAGTCTGGTAGTGTAGTATTAACTCAAGCAGAAACCAATAAGAAGTTAACCATTAGTTGTTCTCAATCTGCAGGTTATAGAACCTATAGTGAAATCACAGTAAGTGGTGGAGCAGTATCAGATATCCCAGCATCAGGAGGAACAAGGAGTTCATTTACAACAGCTCCAAGTTATTCACAGACTTGGGGATGGAATGGTTCTACTACGGGAGGAGGTACGATTACATCTGGTGCTAGTATTTCTTATGGTACTGCCGTTAGTGCAAGTTCTTTGGGAACTACATCTAAGGCTAGAACAAGAGTAGGCTCCCTTACTTGTACAGTATCTCTGAATGGTAAATCGAAATCTATAACCCTTGATGTATATCAGGCAGCGAATTCAATTACCAGTACTACCAATGGTACACCAGTAATAAGTTTATCGGCAAATTCATACTCTATCTCTAATTCAGGAGGTAGTGTTAATATTTATGCCAGTGTAAGTATACCTACTACCAACCATTGGAGTTCAGGGTCAACAAGTGCAGGTTCTTCGAAGAGTGCTACACCTACGGTTAGTGCAAGTGGTACTGGATTTAGTTTGAATTCAGCTAAGACGGTACTTACTGCTACAGAGAACACGGGTACTTCAAGTAGAAGTTGTACAGTAACTGCATCCTATAGTGGGGCAACTACTAAAACCATCACAGTTACTCAGAGTGCTGCTTCAGTATCTTATAAGTATTACTTGGCATTTACTTCCCCTACTGGTTCTAGAACTACTTCCAGAACCGGATTATCAGCTTTGGGAGGTAATAATTTTACAGTTGATGTAGCTTATTCTTTTAAGACTAAGGTAATAAACGGTTCTGAAATAAGTACAAGATACCCATTAGCTTTAACTGTAACCTCAAAACCAAGTTGGGTTACAAATGTAGCATTCACAACGTTATCAAGTGATAATGGAAACTATGGGTTAACCTTAACCTTAACAGAGAATACCGTAGAATCAACAAGGTCAGGTACCATTAAATTAAGGCAAGCAGAGAATGATGATAATGGTTGGGAGCTTACAGTCAATATAACTCAGAATGCTGCTACTATAACCTATGATTATGTATTTAGTATATCATAGGTTATATACAACACAAGGATTGCTCAGGAGCTGGGATTGGATAAACCTAAACAACAGTAAGAATTATGCCAAGTAAGTCGGTTAATATTACACTATCGACTCCAGTTGGCCCTCTAGAAATATACGTAGATAAACGAGAACAAGCTCGTGCAGAAAGGTTGATTGCCAAAACTCCAAGTATCTTAACCGAAGGCTATGCGAAAGGTACAGAAAAGTTTGGTAATCAACTTCTTCGTATAGTAAGACGAAGTTTGAATACGGGTGTTCCACCACCCGGTACCCATACTTCTTGGCCAAAACATGCTCCAGGTACTGTAAAGAAATATGGGGAGCATACTCTATTACGACTCACGGGTCAATATGCTAAATCCGTTACTGTAGTAAAGACCAAGAATAGAACTTTCGTTGGTTTACCAATTGGAATCAAGAAGATTACCTATACTGGTAAGACTTCAAGAAAGACTTTGAATCAGATAGCTATCATGTTAGAGTATGGTAGCAGAGATGGTAATTTACCACCTCGTCCTCTTTGGAATCCTGCATTTAAGGCTGCTGGTGGAAAAGCTGCCTTACAAAAGGAAATACGAAATGAAGTTAGAAAAGAAATAAGGAAAGTTAAAAATGGCAGCAGACTTTGAAATATCTTCATTATCCGGAACTGGTACTGCAACTATTAGGGTAAAGCCTAAGGCAGTAAACGAAGACATGAATAATATAAAAGAGCAGGTTCTCAAGGTAGTAGTTCAGGGTGTAGAAAGGGAAGTAACTCTGGTACAAAAGGCCGCTCCTAAAATAGTAGAGACCTGGGGAACTTATTTTAGTATCACTCCAGAAACTACTTCCCATACTTTCGATGGTACTAAAAGGGGTGAGACCCTAGAAATAGGTGTATACAGTTACCAACAGAAGTTTATCGATAATAAGCCTCAAGATGAATATCGTGCTGTAGATTGGAAAGTTGAAAGCTCCTCAGATTGGTTAGAGGTAACCCAAGAAATTGGAGAAGCTAATGCCGCAGGTAAGCTTACTATCAAAACTAAATCTACTAATCAAGAACATAACCCCAGTAACTATGACCCCTTGGAAAGAACTGCTATAGTTAAGATTATCTCACAGCAAGAACCTAACACTGAGATAGTTTTAAATATAACTCAATCTCCAGGTACTAGAACTACTAAGTATGGCTTTGAACCAACCCCGAATATACCATTCCCAAATCTTGGTCAAAATACTAGTATTGCTCAGATTAGTAATGTAAAGGGTTATCAGTACTACCTTATCAACGGTATTCAAGTTGCTAAATTTATAAAACAATTTAAGATAACCGATATAAGTAAGACAATAGAGGGTCAATTCCCTGGAGGTATTGGTTCTGAACCAATACCCTTTAAAGTATGGCTTACCGATTATCCTTCAAATATTGCTACTCAATGGGTTAGTGAATTAAATTGTGTTGGTCATTTACAAACCATAATTAGTGGTTTTGGAGGTATTCAGGTAACTTATAATGGGTATATTAATGACAATGGCAATCAAAGTGTTCAGTTAAATATTAGATTAGGACTTTAATGGTAAACTCAGAAGAAATAGTAGAAAGAACTTTTTATATCTCTCTACTTAGTACAATGTTAGAAATGGGTCTTACCTTAAACCCAGAAGACTTCTTACCTTTGTCTCAAGAAAACGAAAAAAGATTTCAAGAGGCAATCAAAGGTATGAAGAAGTTTATACCACTTTTTGGTATAGGGAATAATCAAGTAAAAGGCCCAAAGACTCTCCCAAGAATAACCATAGAACTACAGGGTTATTATGCTGGAGATATTGGTGTGAATAAATACATCATTGGTGATAAACTTGAGGATGGTAATTACCAAGCTTCAGAGTTTCCTTATGAAACTAAGGATATTACCATAGATGTACATCTAGTTTCTCAAACACAAGCAGATATGAGGTTGCTACATACAATCTTATATACTGGCTTACCTGCTAGAGGATACGTGAGACCATACTTCAATGACTTAGAGGAATGGGAAAAGGGCAGGCTTGCTCCCACCGGAAACCTATTCATTGAGATTGGTAATTATTATGACCATCCAGATGTAGAACATGGTATACTTGAGAAGGTATACACTTATGTATGTAAAGACGGTATTCTTCCAGAAAAAGCTTTGGGAGAAGGTACTCTTACACCCATCAAGGATATATCAGTTCTTATTGGATTGTTAGAACAAAACGAAAATGAAATGTTAGAGTTAAAAGTACCTAAGGTATAGGTACAATACTCTAGGGTATAAATTAAACAAGTAATTAACTTTAATCACAATAGAATTATGCCAACTTCACCTCATGTTGATTTTAAGTTTAAGAACAACAATGTTCTTCAAACTACTCCCATGTTAGGAGTTTCTTGTGTATTGGCTAGAACTACTAAAGGTCCATACGATGACCCTTCAGAAATCATCTCTACATTCTCTCAGTTCCAAAGAATCTATGGTTCTGAAATTGTACCCGATGGTTCTGTATCAAATATCGAAAAGGCTTTGCAAGGTGGTTCTAAGCTTCGTGTTATTCGAGTACTTGGCAAAGGAGCTACTCAAGGTACAGTAACTGCTTCTCAGGCTGCGGCAAGAAAAGCTAAAGATTCAGAAGATGAAATCTCAGTTGCTTCTGTTGTACCTGACCCAGCTAAACCCTCTGCTTTGATTACTTTAAAATCTGGTAGTACTACTTATAGTTTTGGATTAGTAACCAAGGGATATGGAGATCCAATTGGTAGTGCAAATACTTTCCAGGTTGGTTTTTATAAGCAAGCTAATACCTTGTATTATAAAATATATTCAGCTAATGGGCAAGTACTTGAACAGGGCCCAGTAATAACCTACAAAACTGCCGATGATAACAATAACACTTCGGTAGATTACCTTGTTCTTAGTGCATTTGCTAAGAACTCGGAATATATTAAGCCGGTAATTACTGCAGGTTCCTCTTTTGAAAACCTAATTAAGTGGCTTACCGATGATATTGATGGTACTAAGAATGCTATCACTATTACCGTGGGAGATGCTGCACCCTCCGAAACAGAGAAACTGTTTAAGGGTACTATCGGTAGTGCAGGTTCCACTCCAACTGCCGAAGAATGGATTGCTTCACTGGACTTGGTAAAAGACTACACAGACTTCTACCAATTGTTTATTTCACATATCTCTCAACACCTTACTACCGATTCAGATGTACTCAAGGTATATAAGGCTGCTGCAGATATGGCAAAGGAATTGATGGAATGGGTACTGTATATCGAAGTTCCCAAACATTTAACCCATTATACTCAAGGTACTCAGGCAAGAGATTACAAAGCTCAGGTAACTTGGGTACAGACTTGCCTTGGTACTGTAGGTAACTCTAAGTACATTGCCTACTTTGGTGGTGGACTTAAGTACTACAACGAAAACGGTAATCTTCAGGATTCCGATGTAGTGGGTACTATTGTTGGTTTGGGAGATGCCTCTGCTACTCAATATGGTCCTTGGAAATCCTTTGCTGGTATGAACCGAGGGGTTATTGGAGATGCAGTTGGTCCAGTATGCCCCAACTATGGTTCTCCTTCTCGATATAACGAACTGAACACTCTTGCTCAGAATTATATCAATGAGATGGTAATCAAAGATACTCCAGATGCAGGTAAGCAATCCATGCTATGGCATTGCTTCTCTTCTCAAGTGAAACAGGATTCTGAAAGATTCCTTTCAATCGTAAGACTGAACCTTTACCTGAAGAAGTTCCTTCGCCCGGTATTCAACAAATATATCGAAGAACCAAACGTTTGGAGTACTTGGAAGAGAATCTGGTTGGAGGTTAAACCTACACTGGATTCATTGGTAGATGAAGATGCTATGACCGAGTATACCTGGATGGGTGACCAAGATGCAACTTCTTGGGATGACCTTTCGGTTAATAACGAAGCAGATGCCCGTCAAGGTAAGTACCGTGCTATCCTTAAGTATAAGGATGTAGTTCCTATGCAAGAGGTAACTATGGAGATTGTAATCGATGCAGCTTCTAAGGCAGTATCAATCGTAGAAACAAGTAATAACTTATAAACTCATAACACAATGGGAGCAAAAGTAAAAAACCCACGGAAGAAATTCTTGTGGAGCATCATGTTCCCCAAACACCCTATCAATACCTATC